TATTTTTGATACTTTTCTTAATATATCTGGTTTTTCTTGATATAGTTTTATATATCTTTCTAATGCACTAAATGGTTGATTTTCTTTTCCCTCTTCTGGTTTAGTTAAATAAAATAATTTATCTTTTAATGCTCTGAGATTATCATTTAATTCATTTTCTAGTACTAATGTTTCTGGACTCATATTAATCCATCTAATATTTGAAGGATACAAAGACGCAAAGTCAAAAGAAACAATCCATTTATGTTTACCTTTTAATGGATTAGATACCCAACCACCATCAATACCAGTATAGTTTGATTTTGTATCATTTGGCATAATCAAACCCCGTTCATATGCAACATTAGTTAGATAAGCTGCCCAAGGTTTAATTGTACCTATTGAGTCGTTTACATTTACGCCCATTTTATATGCTATCATTCTTGTTAATTCAATCAAGTTTAGTTTAGCATCTAGCTGTTTAAGCAAAACAACATCTTTAATTCCGTAATGAACAAATGAATCCCAATCTTTATGCATAAATTCTGAGATGTTTTTATATATACCATAATCAACTTTTCCTTCCCCTTCTCCTAATTCCACTTTAATAATATTATCCAAGGAATAAGATGTTTGTGTGATATAAGTAAATTTTTTATACAATTTCATCATATCTAGAAGATATATTCCGGACCATATTGTATTATATTCTTTATTATTAGTTGACTTGTTTATTTTTTCAGTTATAGAGATATTTCCAACAGGACTAAGATTAGCTGTGGATAAACCTATTTTTTTAACTCTATTAGTAATGTATGGAAAGTCAAAATTATCTCCATTCCATGCAGTTATAATACAAGGATTTAAGTTTTTTATTAATTTGAAAAATGCTTGTAATAATTCTGTTTCTGATTTAAAATGCCTATACACTAAATTAGGATATTCTTTCAATAACCACTTATGTTGTTTTTCGGAAACATCATTATCTGCTAGTATGATAATTTTATCAATTGAACTATCATAAATTTGTATCATACTAATTGCACTTTCAGTTGTGTCCGGATAAGGAAAGCCTTGTCCAGGAAGAATTCGTGTTTCAATATCTAAATACCATATAGAAGAAGTGAATTTTGTTTGTGTTTTGTAGTACTCATTTCTGATATGACTATATTCAGGTTGCATAATTCCATATGTAGCTCCACCTATTTGCTCTTGAAATTTTTTGAACTCTTTGTATTCTTTATCAGTTAGAAATTCATGTTTTTCTAAATATAAAGATTCATCTAAAAAATATTTCCATTCTGTTGGTTTATTCTGTTTTGATTTTNTGAAAANAACTGGTTTATAATTTGCCTTTCTAAAAATAGATTTTTTAGTTTCNATATCAAATAGTCTTTCATATAAAATACCATTTACTGTAAATACCATTTCATAGTTATATCGTTTTGACTCATTCATTTTGCTTCTTTGTTTTATTTTTTTTGACTAAAATATTATATATTTTTTAATAATTCTATCAAATCTTCTTTATACATTTCTTTATGGTCTTTACTTTCAATGTATTTGTATTCGTTTTTAATAGCTTTTAATTCATCTTCTAATTTTGCTATTGTTTCTTTAGTCAATGAATGAATAGGCATTCTTAAGAGATATTCATAATCATCGTCATTTTTATAATATTTCTCAGTCTCAAAATATCTAATTAGGTCTTGTTTTTTGATATTTCTTATTTCTAATTTTTCATCAACTACAGACTTAACAAATTTATATTTAGATTCATTTATATAAATGTCTCTCTGTAAATCTTTTAGCGTAATATCTTTTCTTTTCAAATAATAACTTAGTCTAAAATTCACAAAATATTTTATAACATCAACTTCAGTTTCAAATGATTTTAATTCACCATATTCATCTAAAGTATTAATATTTTCAGAACATAACTCTTCAATTTTAAATACAGAAGACAAAGTTTTTTTATCAATCATTTTTGCTAAAGATTCTCTAGGTAATTTAATTATATAATTGATATTATTAGAAGACTTATCCTCATAACTAACGATTATCTTCTTCTCAATCAAACCATCTAAATATTTTTCATATTTTTCATATGTCATAGATGGTGGTAACTCTGTTATTTGAACCGTAGTAGAATTTATAACTTCTATTTTACCACGAGCAATCCATCTTCTTTTGTTAGTATTGTCTGATGTATCAAGTTCAAATGTTCCAGAAAATCCATTTATTTCAGGAACCAATCTATCTATATCTTTACCTTCAAGTACATCTAAGCACGCATTTATAACATCTTTAGGATTTCTATTTAAAATGTCAGTTGCAAAACCAACTGCTATTCCGCTTGTTCCATTCAATAAAACCATGGGTATAATAGGTAAGAAATATTTAGGTTCAATTGTATCTCCATCATCTACTAAATATGTGAGGAGATTTTTATCTTTAAATATTTTATTATAGTTTTCATTTAATTTAACACCAATATATCTTGCAGCACCTGCTTCTGGAGACCTAAGTGAACCAAACTGACCTTCCCTATCAAATAATGGTAGATTATTCTTAAAATCTTGTGCCATTCCTGTTATTGCACTTTGTAATGAACTATCACCATGATGATATTTTGCATCTGCGGCGGTACTACCAGCTAATTGAAAGATTTTTTTAGGTTTCTCTCCTGAGGTTCCTTTCCAAAGTTTAGATGATATATATAATATCTTTCTTTGAACCGGTTTTAATCCATCAATAACACTTGGTATAGCTCGATTTTCTATAGTATATAGAGCATACTCTTTGTACTCATTATTCAAATAATCATCTATTAAAATGTTATATCCTTTTTATTGTCTTTTGATGTTATATTATATCATATCTTACCTTAATAATTCATTAATTTGAATATGATATATTTTCTGTAAGATTTTGATAATAGTAAACCTTAAAATANTAATATCTGTTAAATTGAGTACAGTCAAGAACAGTCAAATACAGTACTAAAATCTACTTGATTAATGATATCTTATTGTTGAGCCTTTGAACCAACCAGAACAAACAGTTCCCTCAATTACCTTTCCTTCTCTATTCATTGCAATAAAACCAGTATGAAAAATATCATCTGTTGAACAAGCTAAAAAATCATAACCAGTTATTTTTATATTAGTATATCCTTCATTTTGTAATACTCTTTCTGCTTCTTCTTTAGAAGTACATCCAGTAAAAAATATTGCAATTATTAATATTCCTAAAAATTTAATCATCATTTCTCCTTAAATATGATACAAATTTTCCCAAAATTCATATTTTTTCATATAAATCAATCAATACCTCATAAGAGATATCTTCAACTTCTAGAAACTCTTCAATCAATTCATTATAGTCTCCGTTGATTAACAAAATACAATCCCTAGGAATCTTTCAACCATTTTTTAATGATTTATCATAATCTATCAATTCATTAGTATCCTTCTTATGTTTTGTTTTTCTTGTATATTTCGTTCTATCTCGGACTACTCTTTGTCTTAAATTGATTTCTCTTGTAAAACTCCTTTTGATATTCTCATCTCTCATTTATTTTTCCTTTATTTTATTAATATGATTATATCATCATAAACTTAAAAATATTAAGTTTGGTTATAAATTGCATTTCTAAACGAGATTGGATTTTTTAAATTATATATGAAAATAGAACCAATACCAATACCTTTAATTTCAAGAATTCCATAATCTAAAATTCTACCTAAAATACTTTGATTGATTGTAATACTTTCTATCTTATTTATGGCAATCTCAGTGATATCTCTTTTAATTATTCCTTCTTTTATGATAACTCTTTTATTAGTTACCAGAATTTCAGTTGTATAAATAGTCAAATAAGTTAATATTGTTTCTGATATAAAAATAATAAACAATGATAAAACTATAAACATTGAAACATTTAATAAGAGAGCAAATAAAAATATCAAAAATTCAAGTACAGGTATCAAATATACAATATAATGAATATATCCTTTCTGTATGATATATTCATCCCNTAAAAGATTATTTTCTAAGAAATTATTTGTTATCAAGTTATTCATTTTCATTTAATCCATTATCAAGTGCTAATATTTCATCTGTATAATCTTCCTCAAAATAATTATTTTTAGCCGAATAATCAATATCTGCATATTCAAATATTTGCATTCTATTTAAAATCTTAATTTTACCTTCTGTAGTTTGTAATATCAATTTTATTTCTTTATCTGTTACATTTTTCGGTATATCAAAATATTCTATATATTCTTTAATTACACCTATTCTTTGCATTCAAATCCTTTAGAGAATAATCTGTTTACATTTTACATCATTATCAGATAAAAAATTATCTAATTCTTTATTATCATTATGTCTATATTCATATAACCAATAAACTTCTTTTATACCCGATGCGATAATATTCTTAGTACATTCTAAACAAGGTCTGTGAGTACAATATAAAATACCCCCTTCAATTGCAATACCTTTTCTTGCAGCCCAGTTGATAGCATTCATCTCAGCGTGTATTTCATGAGTTTTAGACCAAATATGATGTTCTTCTGTCCAAGTTTTATCCCAAATATCATCACAGTTAGGATAACCTTTTGGTGTTCCATTAAATCCTTCTGATACAATTCTATCGTCAACTGTTATAATCGACCCGACTTTCAATGAGACACATTTAGAACGAGATGCGGTTTCTAATGTTTGTCTCATTCTAATCTTATGTATATCTGTCATATAACTCCTTATTTTATTATATCATAATATTCTTAGTTTAATCTAAAATTAGAAACTTAATTTTTAGAGAGTAATCTCTTTCGTTCTGTAGTATCTTTTCCGAACCAAATATTTAAGTATTTTGCAGTATCTTTACTACAAGACAACACTACTTTTTTAGGATTAGATAACATTTCCTTATAAGAGATTTCATCCAATGCTGACAATCCTTTCTTATATGTTGAAACCCAACCTTTAGATTCTGGTTTAGATAAAAAATCTTCGAAATCTTTTTCTGTATACCAATGTTTAATATCTTTACCTTTTGTACTAACAACGATAGGAGTAAGAACTAAGTTAACCATTTCTCTTTCAAATAACTGAGGCCAATATTTATAAAAGAAATTTGTTAATAAACAAGCTATACTTGTTCCATCTGTATCAGCATCTACAAAAAAATTAATTTCTCCATATCTTAATTTTTCCCAATCTGGTTCTTCACCNATTCTCAAACCGATAGCAATCATCAAATTTTTTGCTTCTTCATTNTCNATAACTTTTGATGCTGACAGTTCTGATACATTTATGAATTTACCTCTTAATGGAAAAGCAGCAAAATATTGAGCATCTCTATACTTTCTTACACCATTCAATGCAGATTTTCCTTCAAATAAGCCAATTGAGCATCTTTTTCTATCAGAACTTGAAGCATCAATTAATCCATCAACTTTTGATTTATTTAAGGATGAATTTAATATTCTTAACTTTTTATTTTCTTCCGCTTTAGATTTTCTATCTATCCAGTCAGCTATGCTATTTATAATTTCAGATTTAAATATTTTATTTAGAAACGATTGTGTTGGGACATAATTATATCTATCACCTTTACCATTAAAATCTTTTGCTTCAGTAACCAAATGTTCCTTTGTTTGTGAGTCAAATGCCGGATTAACAACTTCAGCGTTAACAAATAAAAATAAATGATTTCTTATATCTGATGGTTTTAAATCTACTTTATATTTCTTTTTTATATATTCTCTTATTTTTGCTATAATAATATTCCCGACAAAATCTACATGGTTTCCGCCTTCATATGTCCATACTGAATTAACAAATGAACTATGCTTAAATCCATTCTCAGAATAACCAATACCAATATCCCAAGCATTATTTTTATCAAATATGATATCTTCTTGGAATAACCTACTATAATCTTGGAAGTTTTTGATATCTATTTTTTTATTATTGAAATATACTTTTATATTTGGATTACATCCCGCAATATCAAGAGTTCTTTTATAAATCAATCTTAAATGGGTTTCATCTAGTCCAAAATCTTGTCCATTTTTCATATTAAAATATTCATAATCTGGTTCATATACGATTGTAGTCCCTGCTTTAGAGCAAGTTGAAATTTTAACTTCTGATTTTTTGTGTAAATTATCTCTAGCTATTTGATTAAATTTGTTTATTCCATCACAAGTTGTAACAGAAAAATATTTTGAAAATATATTAGTTAATTTGGAACCTAATCCATTTGTACCGGCACCTTTTCTATCTTCATCATCATCATAGTTACTTCCGGACCTGAGTTCGAAAAATATTATCTCAGGAATCCATTGGTTATACTCAGTATGTTTTACAACAGGAATTCCTCCATTATCTGACACTGTTATTCTATTGCCATCGACATTGACCTTAATAAGATTAAGTTTTGAATTTGCTCTTTTTGCTTCGTCAGAACAGTTTGTGATGATTTCATCAAATAGTTTTATAAATGCTGGTATGTATTCTAC